TCCGTGGCCAGGCTCAACCGGAGCTTCTGCGTCTCCGTGCGGGTCTTCTCCACTGCCTGCTGGATGTCAGCAATCGTGGCGAAGAACTTGGACATCGACGCGGCCGCAAGCTGCAACCCCTCAATCGTGTGGGTGACGATACCACCCACAGCCTCGATGCGGGCCTTAATGACTTTCGCCTCTGCGTCCGCGATTTTCTGGGCCTGTGTGGCCCCTTTCTCGCGGGCATCGGCTAGTTTGTCTTCGGCCTGTTCCACCTTGTTCAGGGCGTTTTTGACGTTCTTGGCGTTTTTGTTCTCGGATTTCTCCAAGGCCGCCGCGTTGTCTTCACGCACCCTAGCCAGGCGTTTCTCAGCTGAGGCGATCTTACTGGGGTTCCCGGACTGGCGGGCCGCCGCGAGGGCTTCCTCTGCGTCCTGCAGTTTCCTGCGTTGCGCGGTGGATAGGCCGCCGCCTTCTTTCTCGGCTTTGGCTAGTTCCTCGCGGGCATCGGCTAGTTTCTTCTCCAGGTCCACGGTGGACTCGGAGTTTTCTGTAGCCTGCTTGCGGGCCTCTTTCAGGGCGTTTTCGGCATCAACCACTTCTTTGGTGGTGTCCACCATGCCTGCCCCGAGGGTGAGTCCGGCGCGGAGGTCGCCGCCGATCATGCGGTTTGCGACATCGACGGAGTGCATGATGTTGTCGTTGACTCTGGCGATTTCCGCGTTGACTTGGGCGATGCCGGTGTTGATCGCGTCGATAGCTGGGCTGACTGGTGCCAGTCCGATGCTTGTTGCGAGCTTGTCCAGTACGGGTATGAGGTTGCCCATTTGTCCGACGAGTTGCCCGATGTTGTCCCACTGTGGTGCAGTGAGGACTGGTTCGGGGCGGCCGGACAGGTTCAGGCCCATGCCACCGTGCGGCATGAAACCACCCTGGTCATACAGGTGGAACCTGCCAAAATCAGGGAGAAAACCGCCTGTGGCGTAGCCACCTGCACGGTTATAGCCAGCAGGCAAGCTACCGTAACGCCGAAGCGTGTAGTTTATTGACGCACGGATATTAGACTCTGGATCCCAGATATTGTCATACCCAGGGTCTTTGTTGGCCTGGAACGTCGGATCAATGACCTGCATCAATCCCTTGGACGGTATGCCCTTAGCGGCGTTGGAGTCCCAGTTGTTAATGGCACGCGGGTTACCACCAGATTCCTGGTTCATGCGACGCAGAGTCGTATCGGTCAAAGTCAAGGGTAGACCCTTGGCTTTCAAGACCTTCTCGACCAGTGGGCGCCACTGCTCCACGCCAGCCCCGACAGCGCCTTGGTATGCGCCAGCGTCAGAGCCAAATGGGATTTTCGACGAGATGAACTCCCAGGCTTTATTAGCCATTGTTTCCAGGGCTTTGATCGGGAGTTGCCCGACAATGCCAGGGAAATTCGGGATTGACTTCTTGATCGGGTCAATAACGTCATCCCATGCCTTCTTCACCTGGTCGCCGATGAAGCTCACAACACCATCGAAGACACCCAGGATTCCTCCAGAACCGCCACCAGCGAGCGGGGCGTTCGCGGCAACGTGCACATGGTTCCGGTGCTGAGCCATAGTAGCTGCACCATAGAATCCCATGCCGTCGCCAACGGACTTCCCGTTCTTGATGTTGGTTCCAAACGGGGAGTGAATCAGCTCCAGTAGTTCCTTGCCGTAGTTTGAGGCAAAGTATGCAGCTGCCTGCTGCATCTGTGGAGTGGTGTCGAAACCGTTGGAAAAGTCAACGGCTTTGCCTTGACCGTGGTAGTCCCTTGCGCCAGGGCGAAGGGTACTGGTGATGGTCATCATCGGGAACTTCTCACGAACAATGTTCGTGATCGATCCGATTACACCGCCACTGGCAAAGGCTGCATCATGGTGGTGACCGTGCCCGCCGGAACCTATTCCGAGGTAGCGTTTCACGCCAGTCGTGCCGCCCATGCGAGCAGCAGCATTGATGCCGTCAACCCAGTCTGAGCCGAGGACACGCCCAGCCTCTGGTCGAAGCACTGGCTCACCGCCGGATAGGCCCAGTGTCATTCCTGTTCGTGGTTCAACGAAAGTGTAGACATCGCGTCCAGGGGTATACCCTGGCAGGATACCGCCGGTGGCAAACCCTGCCTTGTGTTCAGGCAGTTCGTTCAATCCGACCAGTTTTGAGACAGCGTTCCATGCCTTGCGGATGCCGTTGTTGTAGACAGTGTCAACAACGAATCGGACAGGTGCGGCTGTCTTTTCTTTGATCCAATCCCAGATTTTGCCGATGTTTTCCACGGTGTCGTGGAACCAGCCGCGCAGACGGTCAAGACCGCCGCGCAACCCATCAAACACAGGGTGAACAACGTTATCGGCAACCCATTTAATGGCGTTGCCCATTTCGTTCCACTTGTCACCCATCCATGTGAGGATCGGCGAAGTGACGTTGTTCCACAGCCAGTTCAGGGCACCGGCCACAGCATCCCAGGTTGGTTTGACAACATTGTCGTAGACCCACCGGATGATGATGCCCCAGCCGTTCCACGCGTCCTTCATGAACCCAACAATGGGGTTGAACACGTTGTTCCACAGCCAGTTAATACTTGCTGCTACCGCATCCCACGCGGGTTTGATGATCGTGTCATACGCCCACCGGATAAGGTTGGACATCTCTGTCCACTTACTGTGAATCCAGTTGAATACAACATTCAACACCGCGCCCCACAGCCAGTTTGCACCAGCCGCCAAAGCATCCCACGCAGGCTTAATAACCGTGTCCCAACCAAGACGTACCACAGCCGCCATTGCGTTCCACGCGCCACCAATCCAGTTAAAGATCGGCAACAGCACCGCGTTCCACAGGACGTTGATGCCCGCATTCATGGCATCCCACGTCGGGCGAATCAGGTTATCCCACGCCCACTGAATACCACTGGAAAGCAAATTCCAGGCAATCAGCAACGGCGCCAACACAAGCGTGCCGATGGTCGCCAACGTGACACGGGCGAAATAGTCCATCGCGGACCATGCAGGCAGAATGATGTTGTCCCACGCCCACTGAATGCCCGTGGCCATGGCGTTCCACGCCACACCCAAAAAGCCGATACCGGCGTTAATGGCATCACCCAGGCGGGTGCCAACCCACTCGACCACAAGGCCAAGAATGTTAACCAAGGGTATGAACCCGTTGGTCACAATCCACGACAGCACATTGGTGGCCTGCTGCAGCACCCATGCCAGGCCCTCGAACACCTTCACTGCCGCGACAACCGCGACGACAATGGTGCCGCCAATGACGAAACCCAGTGCCTTAAGCACAGGCAACAGCACAGGCTCCAGAAGATTCCACAGGCCCTGCAGAAGATTCCACAGGCCCTGCAAAGAATTCCACACCGCCCCGCCGAGACTTACCGACAAGTCCACCAGAGTAAAGGTCAGAGTCTTGACTGTCTCCCACAGGGATGAGAACGCACCGGACAGGGAGTCCACGACAATGCCGCGCACCCACTCCATCGCACGCCCCATAGCATCGAACGCATTAACGATGCCCTGCGCAGCCTCATCACCAAACAAAGCCGCCAAGCCACCATACCCAGCATCCTCACCCTGGAACGCCGCCGTGAGTTCACCCCACGCGACCTTGATGTTCTGGAACGCCACACCAAGACGGTCAGCGAAGTCAACAACCCGCTGCGCTGCCTCCGACCCGAACAGGGATTCAAGGGCACCATACCCAGCATCCCCGCCCTGGAAAGCAGTGAAGACCTCACCGAAAGCATCCTTAAGGGTGCCGAACAGCTGCTTGACCCTATCCAAGGTTTCACCGAGGAAACCAACAAAGTTCCCCCAGATTTCCCTACCCGTCTCAGTCTTCGTGAAAAACAGGGTCAGGGCACCAACAACCGCGGCGATCCCCGCGACAATCCAGGTGATAGGGCTGGCCCACAGAGCAGCGTTGAACAGCCACTGTGTCGCCGTCGCAACCTTCTGAACGATGGTTAGTTCACGGAAAAACGCCAACAACCCACCAGCAGCAGTAATCGACTGCTGCAGGTTGAACGCAATCATCCCGGCCGTCAGCGCACCAATCGTCACGACAAGACCATCAACGACAATCTTGTTCTGCTCAATCCAGGTTTTCATGCTGGTGAACGCCCCCACCACAGCAGGAATGCGTTCACCAATCCACTGGATACCCTGCGCCAGCCGGTCAGCCCACGCTGTCAGTGTGGGTTCGGCTAGCTCATAGAGTCTTAGTTTGAAGTCGTCTGCGGCGTTGCCGATGCGGTCCATCGCCCCGTTAAGACCTGCGAGTTTCACCCCGGCTGTTTCACCAGCGGAGCCTTGCCGGTCGAGGGAGGCGCGCATCTGGTCGAATGCCTCCGCACCGCCATTCGCCGCGACCGTCGCAAAGCTCACGGCCTCACGCCCGAACGCGGTTGCAGCGGCGGCGGTAAACGCTGATTCGCCCATGCGGTCCTGCGCCTGCGCTAGCTGGTCGCTGATCGCCCGCAACCCAACAAACTTGCCCTCAGCATCAAATGCCTTGATGCCCATCTGGTCGAGGGCCTTAGCCCCCTCCTTCGACGGCGACGTCAAAGACAGCAGGGCCGACCGCATCGCGGTACCAGCCTCAGACCCCTTGATGCCCTGGTTGGCGAAAATCCCCAGCATAGCCGAGGTATCTTCAAGACCAATCCCCAGAGTCGAGGCCGTCGGAGCCGCGTACTTCAACGAATCCGCAAGCTCGGCCACGCCGGTGGCGGAGTTGTTCGCAGCGTTCGTCAACACATCCG